AGTAGTTTCTTGAAGGATTCCATGTCTTCATTTAACATACCTTCAACAATCTTTTTGTTTTTGGTATTGACAGAATCATAAACTTCAAGTATTCTTTTAGCCATACTACTATTTAGTGTAATTTCTCTTCCATTAATTGAAAGATTCAATGTATTAAGTCCTTCATCAATCATAGTGCGTATGTCAGAAATTTTGTTTTCTTGAACTTTTTGTTGTCTACTAGATGAAACACCTTTCATTGTAGCTGCATCAAGTCTTGATTGTTGAACAGATTTAGGCGATCTTTGAGTTTCCCATGAACTATAAGTTTTAGGTCCTCTAATTTGTCTAGCATGTCCACCAGGTGCTGCTGTAAATGCAGATTGTGTCTCTTTTGATTTTGTTTCATCAGAACTTGAAACGGCGTCTATCGCTTTCTTTGCTAAATTAGGTATTGTGCGTCCTGCAAGATATCCTGCTCCTGCAACAGCTACTCCTGTTAGTGCAGCTTTTCCTAATGCTTTACCTTGTGACTTAATTGCGCCTAAGTAGTCACCTTTTTTCCATGCAGTTTTAGATGCTTCTTTATCTTCATAACCTGGCATAGATTTACCGATACTTACTAAAGTATCTTTCAATCCCTCGTTCAATTTTTCCTCACGTAACTGTGAAAGTTTCAAAGTAAAATTTTCTTCACAATTCCACTTACGCAATGCTTTATTGATACGTGAATCAGGATCTCTTGCTGTTTTTGCAGATGTTAGACGTTTTTTCATTCCACCCATACGAGCACAGAATGATTTACGACGATTAGCAGCTTTACTACCAGGCTTCAACTTTGAAGGCTTAGTAGTAACGGCAGTCTGTAACTTTGAACCTGGATTCTCACGACGATATCTCATGACACCAGCTTTAGTTAGACCACCTTCAGGATTTTTATATTTTGCGTCGGACCAACCTTCTTCCATGTTTTGTTCTTTGGCTTTTTCAAGACCTCTCTTGGCACCTTTGTAAGCACCTCTAACACCACCTACAACAGCCCCGATGGCTGTTCCTGGACCTGGAGCAATTGCTCCGCCAATAGCACCACCACGAATTGTTCCATGAATAGCACCGCTAAGTCCGCCTTTAATAGCTTCCCATTTAGCGCCTTCATTTAGATCCAAATCTTCTAATGTATCATAAACTGAAGATTCACTAAGATTCAAATTACCATCAGGTCCAAATGGAACTGATAGGTATTTGTTTACAGCCTTTGAATAATAAAGAGCAACCACTTGTTTATCTGGATATAGTCTATATGCTATTCTTCTAAAGAGAAGCATTGCTGGCATCTGACTTGGTAAAGGAACTACACGTTCTTTGCTACCCTCAAGCATTAATTCTTCGGGTGCTTGTGTCACCTGACTTAAAACACGACTATCGTATTCTTCTTTTAATTGCTTTAGGGTTTTCATGCTATATTCCTTTACTGTGCAAAATATTGGGCAGCAATTTCTTTTTTGCGCTCTTCCAATTTTTCCATAACTTTCTCTTGAAGAGCAAGCATAAGATTGTCTTTCATTTCTGAAAGATTGTTCTCAAGGATGCAATCAAGAGCCTCGTTGATATGTTCTTTGTTATTCATTTTAGTTTCCTCTTTAAATTTTTGTCCATATTTTGTTTGACCCTTAACACCACCCGGATCAACAATTATATCTGGTGTATTCGATTTCTTCTTATTCAATCTTGCACTATGCTTATGATGTGGTGTGAAGAAAGGCATCCATGCTTCTCTTGTTAGTTTATCGATAGCAGTTGTAATACCTTTTTGTCTCTTACTCCATGTCTCAATATCAGCTTTTCCTGTGCCTGTGTTAAGTGCGGCTTTACGAGACTTAGATGCTTTTTTAATATATGAACCTAGTGTTTCTGATTTTAGTTCATTTAGTTTTTTATTAACATTAATTGTCTGACCGGGCATAATTTTATTCGGATCAGAAATATTACTAGACTTTGCTAATGTTCCAACATCAGAACCGTATGTTTTAGCAATTCCAGAAAGTGTATCACCTTTTTTAACTGTGTATGTGCTACTTGATACATCAGGAGTAGATGATGTTTGTGAAGTCTGTGTTGCAGATTTCATTTTATTTTCATCATCAGGTTTTGCATATGAAACATCAAATTTACCTTGTGGCTCTGATACCTTAGCTGGTTCAGGAGCTTTTGGTGTAACAGGCTCACTTGGTTTAGCGGATGCAGTATCAGGACTTGTTAAACTTTTAAACGCACCAGCAACTTTAGAGCGAACCGTATCGCTAAGTGATGGTTTGGCTGCAGCAACTTGTGCTGGTTGTGCTTTAGGTGCAGGTGCTGTCGATGTCTCTGGTGCTTTAGCAACTTGTGTAGATGTTTTAGCTGTATCATATTTGGCAACGTTTTTTTCAAACTTTTTAAAGTATTGATCAGCAGTAAAACCTTTATTTGCAGCTAATGCCTTTTTAGACATATGACCTGCAGCATTACCTGTGTAGTGAATATTTACAGCACCTTTTAGTCCATACTTTTTCATGTTGTCACTAAATTCACTACTCCAAACTTTATCTTGAACCTCAGGAGGAGCTTCTTTTGCAGTTTTATATTCTGTTCCAACACCATACTTTTTAGTGACACCTTGCCATGTCTTAGGAACGTATTGATAGAAACCTGATGCTCTACTTGTTTTTGCTCTATTGGTTGCGGTATAAGGATTCTTTTCACCAGCAGTTTCTACACCACCAAATCCTGCTTTATATCTTGCAAGATCCTCTGCTTCTTCTTGATAAATGCCACGTTCTGCTGCCGCTGTCATATCAGCAGGTGTCTTACCCCTTTCATAGATAGGACGTTCTGTATAACTTATATTAGCAGGTGATCCGTGCTCTTTCATTTCATTCTTCCTATAAATTTTTGGATGAGGATCTGTCAATCCTTCTGAATCTTTTGTACCACCTTTGTTATCATATTCACCAAGTTCGTTTAGTTTAGTTTCTGCTAATGCTTTATTGAAATGATCTTTACTTTTAGGATTAAATTCATTAAATCCTAAATTACTATGTAGACTACTATGTATCTTCTTTATAAAATCTAGTCTTGCTCCATTTAAAGGATCATATGCTAATGCATTTGTAGAAACGTAATCATTATCTTCATCAACGGCAGGCGTGCCTGTTCTAAAACCTAATCCACCAACACCACTAGTAGTTGTTTCTTCTTTAACTACTTTTTTCTTTTCCATCTTGTCTAATTTTTCATAGTAATCAGGTCTTTCACCAAGATGATCTCTTGCAATCTCGTTAGCTTGTCTAGTGCTTTTAGTATGTTCTTTTTCTACTTTAACACCAGCAGCAATCTTCTTAGCAACTACACCAAGAGGTAGCTTCCACTTATCTGCAATCTCTTTTGCTGTTAATGTTTTGACACTAGCAAGACCTTTTGACAAATCTTAATTCCTATTTATGTAAGGTAGCAATCTACCATTTTCATTTATGTGTGTAACAACATTACCTTGATCAACATATTTACCGCCACCAATGTATGTTAATCTTAAATCTTTTGCTTGTTCAGCTACGGTCTTTTTCTTAGCAGGAATAGATTTAGTTTTAATACGTTCTAATTCAATCTTCTTATCTAATATTTTTGATTCATGATCACGACCAATTATTTCTGACTTGTTAGGACCCTCATCTGGACCTGTAATCTTATCAACTTCTTTATTGACCTGAGCTTGAGCAATTTGCTGTTGAGCATTAAATGCAATCTGGTTTTGCATATCCTGTTGCTGTTGTGCTTGTTGATCAATCATTGCCTGTTGCTGCTGAGCAGCTGCAATTTGACCTTCTTCTGACATTTGAGCATCAATTTCTTCAATATCTTCATCAGTCTGTTGTAGAACGTTTTTACGAACCCATGTTAGAGAGTAATACTTACCAACATAAGGATCAATCTTATTTAATATATCCATACGCATGGATAATAGTTCAGCATCTTTTAGTTCGTCAAAGTTATTGTCTTTCTTATAGTCGTACCAAATATCTTCTTTGAACTCTTTCCACTCTTCATCGGTACATACATTTTTGAGAATTAGTTGAACGCGAAGAAGATCATCAAAAAGTGTAGCAAATTTATTACGAAGTCTCTGAACAAACTTACTAAACTTTAATTCGTCTCTAGTAATTTCAGTTGTTCTACCAAGAGAAAAACCTTGCTGTGGTTCTAGACGACTAATAGGAACGTTAAGTGACTTGTATAACTTACTCTGAAAATACTTAACGTCCTCTAATTCACCTAGATTACGAGCACCTTCTAGTGTAGAAATTTCTGTTCCTTTGGAACCTTCACGGCGTGGTAACCAGAAATCTTCTAACATTGATAGATGCTTACGATCATCCTTGATTTCACCAGTTGACGAATCGTAAACCAACTTGTTACGATACTTGACCATAATATCACGAACATATTGCTCGGCTTTAACAGTTGGCATATTACCAACGTCAATATAGAAAACTCTACGCTCAGGAGCACGACTTAAACGATAGATAACAGTTGCGTCTTCTACCATGCGTAGATTGTTAAATGGCTTAATTGCTTTATGTAGATATGAAAGCACCATGGTCTGCTTTGGATCCATGATACCTGAATTAACATTAACAACTGAATCTGTTGCAATCTTAGCACCTAAATTAGTTCCAGCTCCAATCATACCTTTTTCATTATAGAGATAGTATTCAATTGTTTTTTTAATTAATTCAATGCCTGTATTCGGATCACGCATTTTCTGAATTTCACGAATTTTACGAATGCGGCGCGGATCAATATACTTTAATTCCTGAATACCCAATCCTGGATTTTCTTCATCAATAACTATGTGATAGAATAATCTTCCATCTACATACCAACGACGAAAGATATCATGTCCCATGTTACCAAAATTCAACATCTTTAGAATTAAATTAAATTCTTCTTCAACTTTACGTTTGATAGCAGGAGGAACTTTAAGTTCATCTAGATTGATTTCTATAGAAGAGCCTGAATCTTCCATAACGATTGCTTCATTGACAATTTCATCAATTGCCGTTTCCATTTCTGGTTGAATAGAAAGTTCACGATACTTTGTTATAAGTTGTGTTTCGTTTCTGAATGTACCGTCTAAGTCAACGTATGTACCATAATATCCAGCGCCGGCAACCGTAACGGCTCCGTCGTCTGTCTGTGGTATTGCGAATGTCTTTTGTTTAGGTTGTTCATACTGTTGTAATTGTTGCTCGTCAGCACCAATCTGAAATCCGAAGAGTTTAATGGTCGTTACTCCTTAGTTTTTCACATTTGAAACCTTTATGGGATTTCAATTGTCCATTTCCTACTTTTGCCATTGAAGCATAATGTAAATTATTTTCTTTACAAAACATCTTCAAATTTATTACTATTTCATATTTTCCATTTGGAAACAAGATTTTCCATTCCTTACTAAACAAATTTCTTAAATCTGGTCTTAAAGACATAACTTGCTTGGCACGTTTTTCTTTGATCTTATCAATAGTTTCTTTACTGTGTTTCTTTCCATATCTATGATGCTTCTCACCAGTAAAGCAAAATGGATTTGTTCCATTTTCTTTTCGCTTGAATGCACTCTTTTTTCCAATTTCGGATTGAATTTTAGCAATTTCTTTTGAACTTTTCTTCATTCTCATAGAAATTGCTAAACATGCACCCCAATCATTTTGTTTATAGTGTATGTCATAATGATCTTGTATGCTCAATGCAGTAAGATTTGTTATGTCATTGTTCAATCTATTACCGTTCTTTATGATGTATCTCGTATGTTCTTCCATCACTATCAATAGGTATCGATCCATAATATTGTTCATATATGTCTCTATAAATAGGCATATGCTGTGTCTCCTTTTTAGACATAGAATCCGTAGGTGTTAGCGCACCGTGACGGATATTTTTGTTCATTTCATGGGACCGAAGCCCCATGAAATATAGAGTATTTAGAATATCTAAATTATGATACGTCTGTAGAATCGATAGCTTCCCACCACTGATATGATAGGGTTACATTATATTCTTCAATCTGATCACCCTGTGCCCAATCAAGATCAATTGCAGCAACATCCGTTGGGAAAGCGCCGACAATCTTATAGGTCTTAATTGGAGGACCACCGATCTTACTATACTGATATACCCAACCATCGGCTTGATATGATGCAGCAGCAAGTGCAGCAGGTGCACGAAGGTTACCAACGTGTGAGTTGATAGCATTTAGCCATACTTCTAGATTTCTTCTAGCAATGAAATTTTCATCATTGATAATTGTGAATGACCAATCTGGAAATGTGCGTGTACCAGCAATTTTAATTTCACGACCGAAGTATGGAACAACGATAGGTGAAATACCATCGCCTGGTAGAGACGTAGCTCTTACACGAAAGATGATATCATTAGTAAGAGGCGCAGCTCCAAGAATTGGAGGTAGACTCATTACAACCTCGAATAAACTTGGGCGTGCGCCGTCGTTTACCAAGGATGCTCTGAATTGGTTGACATTAAAAGCCATTTGTGATTACTCCTTTTCCTTTATTTATTAGAACTGGCCAACAATTTCGGAGAAGGCAACACCGGATCTAACAGCCACGAAATTCAAGTGAATGAAGTTGATAGAACGGGCTGGCTTGATATAAATGTCTCCGACAAATTCGTTACGGTCGACAATCTCAGGTGTATTGTTTGTTTCGTCACAAACAACCTTGAAATCCTGAATACCTCTGCGACCTTTAACGTCACGAAGGAATGGTTCGACTAGAGCAACGAACTGTGATCTTGTAAATTCATCGTTAAACTCAAATAGTGAATATTTGGCTGCTTTTGAAATTGATTTTTCAAGAACGATGAATAGTCTACGAACATTGATACGATCAAATGCAGATGGCTTGGTTTGGAGAGTCTTATCTCCATAAAGAACCGTACCTTCTCCACGGAAAGAAACAACAGGATTGATGTTACTCTTATAAAGATCGTCTCTATTTGCCTTTGTTGGTTCCCAAGCAAGTTTTGTGACGTTCTTGATTTGACCACGGTTTAAACCGGCTGGAGAGAACCAAGCGTCTCTTGTCTGATCGGTACGAGCGCATAGACCAGCAATATCGCCATTAAGTGGAATCCAACGATAAGTATTATTATATTTATCAAATTGTTTCTTCCATCCAGAATCCATGAATGCATAAGAAGATGAACCGTAGAAATTACGAGTTGCTACAGCATTTGTAACTTCTGATCCAACTTTATTAACAACATCTGAATAATTTGGAGAAATGAACACGACACAATCGCCGCGCCCTGTTGGTGTGGAAGCAACATTATCGATTACATACTTACTAACTGTATTTGAAGCATTTCCCATCATGACTAGAGAGATATCAAATCTATCTACGTCAGCGAATTGTGCATATGCGTTCTGTAGTAGACCATCTGTTGGAGTAGATAGTGAACCATTGGTTAGTGTGAACGTAAATGATGCATTACCCTGTGTAAACGATGTTCCTGATGCAGTATTACCCCATGAAGATGTCTGAATGAAAGGGTGCGTTGTATTTGAAATAGCATGATTGATTGGCCATACAAATGATGAACGATCGGCTAGAACATTTACATAATAGTTTGATGAACCATCATCATTCTTAGCGTCAGATGCTTTTGAAATGTTAGAATACTTTTCAAGAACAGAGTTAGCAGCACCTCCAGAGAAGATACCCTGAGTATCAACAACAATAATGTGCATTTCGTCGTTTGCACCACCGCGAGCTGATGCATAGGTAGATGTGCCTGGAGGACCCTGAAACTGTGCAGCGTATTCCCAGCTTGACCAATCTGTGGCTGACGATGAAATACCAGCGTTAGCAAAAACACTAACACGAATACCATTACCTAGTGTGCCAGCATAACGGGCAGTGACCATACCATACTTTGGATTATTAACACCAAAGGTGCTCCAGTTATAATCCCAATCGTCTCTATTTTTAATTTGAACTGCAGTATTACCAGAAGTTGAGTTATTTGCGGTTGTTCCAGCTGAACGAATAACTTTTAAATTATTTCCGTAAGCTAGGAAGTTAGCAGCAGTGAACCATGATGGTGCTGTCTGTGCTGAAGGAAGACCAAACCAACGAACTAGTTCAACCTCGTTTGAGATAGTTACTACTTCATTAATTGGACCCCAATCAAAATCACCGGCAAACGCTCCCTCTGTAGTAGCAGCGGCAGGAACTACGGTCGTAAGATCAATCTCTGACCAAGTCACGCCTGGGGAAAGTGAATATGCCATTTTTTACTCCTTTATGGGTTGGAATGGTGCAAAAATCCATTTCAACCTATATTTATTGTTTTGATGTTTTTCAAAAATTTACAATTATCAAAATGCCACCTTTTCATAATATTTGATCCTCCAACTTTGCCACAATGAGGACATTTTATCTTGATTTGAGAAGGATGTTTGCCTTCTGCTAACATTTTCATATTAGAATGGGGACCAAGTAGATGATGTGTGCCGTCATCTAACCTTTTTTTATTTGTTCTTCTCTGCACCTCTCCACCAACTAGAGGATGATCACCTCTTTCAACTTGACGAAGTGACATTGCTCTTTGCCACTCACTATTGACAAAATGATGATTGCCTTCTATTATTCTTTTCTTAGCACCTTTGCTGGCTAGATGAGAAAGTAAATTAGCAGGGACATTTATTCTAGCTAAAATTCTAACACAGGCATTCCAATCATGTTGTTTTTTATGTATATTATAATGCTCTATGATAGAAACTGCTACTAGATTAGACGGATCATTATTCTTACGATTTCCATCTATATGATGAATATCATAGGATCTACCTTCTTCGTCTCTTGGAATAGGACCGTGGTTCTGCTCGTATATACGGCGATAAATAGACATGCTGATACTCCTGTCTGAGTGTTAGAGTAGGCGGGTTCCCCAACCGTGGCCTACACCTCTATTTAGTATTTTACCACTTTCCAGTCCAATCGTACCCCAAATCATCAAACGGATATAGTTGTTCTCTACCTCTTTTCCATACATCACCTGCTGCATCAATTTCTGTATCAGGTTCTAACCCTGTATCTATGAAGCCAAAAGGCACATTATCCACATCTTCAAGATAAGAAATCTCTTTTTGTAGAACATAGCGAATATCATTCGAAACTGTTTCTTTAAATAGCTTTTGAGCTGTTAGCCATCCAAAATGAACTAACGTCATAGCTAGATCGTCATTAGATCCTTCTTCTGCCTTAAATGACTTTTTGTCTGCGGCAAAAGAGAATAATTCTGTAATTGTGTCCTCATCTTGTAGAATGAGTTTATCATTTTCAATTAGCGTCTTTAAATTAGCACATCCAATCATCTTTGACTGTGGGGTGATTTTTAGACCAAAAGCCAGCTTATTTTTACCCGCCGCAAATCCACCAGATGCTTGCGTACCTTGTTTACCTTTTTGTTGAAACTTTAATAGATTTTCGTATGCTAGTTCGAAATGAAGAATGTCTGCTACTTGTAGACCAATTGAATTGATTTCTACAAGAACGAATGCTTCATTATATTTTCTTGCGGCTGAGTAGATGACCGCTGGAAATAACATAGGACTAATTTCGTTGTTTCTATATTTAGCTACCTGACGATATGGGATTTCTGTAACGTCAAAGATAGAGAATGATGAATAATCTAGTCCTTGACCTTCAGAAACGTCGGCACATAGAACATATGTATGATTAGAAATAGGCTGATCAAATATATCCATACACTCCATACGACCGATAGGTTCTTTCCAATGAAGCGCCGCTAGTTTAGAACCGTTAATTAGAGTATTAGATGATCCTAAGAACTCACAACCAAACTCTTGGTCGAACTGTCGCTGAGAGGTATTTCTGATTGTTTCAGCTGCCCATTCTTCATCTCTACCAGGAACCATAGACCAGTGAATTTCAATCGGCTGATATGTGCTAGTCTTTTCGACCGCTTTTGTCCACATCTTATAGAATAGGTTCATACCGTTTGGTGTAGAAACGATAACGACCTTAGATGTTTTACCAGATGAAATGGTAGGATAAGTCGAGTTAAAGAACTCTTCAGCAATATTGTTAGGGACGAACGCAAACTCGTCCAGAAAGATTAGATTGAACGAGAAACCACGAACTGATGAACCACTAGTCGAATCAGCTAGAACTCTCGAACCGTTAGCGAGATAGATAGAGCCTTTGTTCCATTCTTTGATTCCCTGTTTCAGAAACATAGGTAGATACTCAAACGCTAGTTTAAGTTTCTGTAGCAACTCTCTAGCAGTTGGAGCACGGTTAGCTAGAATAGCGACAACAAAGTTTTCGTTGAATAGAACTTGGTGTAGAATGTATGCTACGCTGGTCGTTGACTTACCAACCTGTCGTGGTAACTTACATATAGAGAAACGATTTTTATGAAATGTAGAAAGCATCTTTTCTTGAAAGTCCCACATTTCAAATGGAATTAGACCACGATCAACGTTGATGATCTTAACGTATTTTTTAGCAAAATAAACAGGATCTTCAGCACACTTAATATATTCATCAAGTTCTTTTTGAGTAAAAGAATGGCGATATTGCTCGTTAGGAAGATTTGGATTATTCTGATATGAATATGGTAGTCTAGCCATCTATGACTTTCTGATCTTCTTCTTTTTGTTTTTTTATAGCGGATAATAACTCAGCAGCAGAACCTACAAATACCGCTTGCTCAACATTTATATTACCATCAGCACTTTTCTTTCGAGGATCTGTCGCAGGATCAGGATCTTTTAGATCACGTTTCATCTTTTGTAGATTATATAGGTCTTTAGATGTTTCACCAACAGTCTTAATAAGATTAGCGACGACTTCGAATCCTCTAGCAGACTCGTTTTGCCTAGCAATAGTGGAGATATCTTCAAGGGCATCGTTACCCTTTTCGATGAGATTACGCAGTGTATTGCGAACTAGACGGTAATCTTCATCTCCGTCTTGATCGCTAGATTCTTCATATGTAACAATTTCATTAGGAATTTTTTCCTTAATGACAGGTAAATGTTCGATGCCTAAAGCATCTGATAAATTTTTCTCAACACCCATAATTACACCAATCTAATTTTCACATTTCCTTGAGCTGTATAATAGAGACCCATAAGTTGAACACCATTACTAGTAGCAGCAGAATCATCATCATATGGTCCTCTTATAGTTACATATGTATTTACTGTATTTGCATAATTCCACGCCAAATTTGCTTTATCGAAAGATGCTGTGACAATACCATTTGCATAGCTATTACATGACGTTCCAACATCAATAGTATAATTGTTACCAGCTGCACCAACTAAGTCAGTATAATTATTACCAGCTACACCAACTGAGTTAGTATAATTATTACCAGCTGCACCAACTAAGTCAGTATAATTATAGCCTGTTTGACCAACTGAGTTAGTATAGTTATTACCTGCTATACCAACAGCATTAGTATAGTTATTGCCAGCGGCTCCAACAAATTTAGTATAGTTATTGCCAGCAATTCCGACAGCATTTGACCAAGCATTTGCTCCAATACCTGTATTGAATGCCAAAACGTTTGCCGAATTTGCTTTATCAAATGCCGCATTTGCATTGGTATAAATCACAATATCAAAAGCATTAACATTAGCTAAATTACTATACAATTCTGTAAAATTGTTATTAGTATTTGCAAACGACTGTCTAAGTGTGTCACCTGTTCCATCGTTGGGTGCTGTACCAATATTAATAATTCGTTGAGTCATTTCTTTTTTCCGATTGTGTTAGTGTGCCTATTTATAATTCAGTATTAGGCCATTCGGTTATTGTAGTGGTATATCCATAATCACTACCAGCATTAGCTGTTATAGGATCAGGTTCAATTTTAATTTCGACTAATTTAGATGGTGAAACATCAAACGAGTCTAGAATACAATATCCATTTGTAGATACCGCACGAATAGCGGTATTAATGTTGAAAGTTCCCTGAGGTGATGATATTACAAGTCTATTCGTATTAGCACTAAACGCTGCTACTGTAGCGGTTGCTGTAGCAGTATGTATGCTACCACCTTGAAAGATAGTATCATCAATCTTAAATGTTCCATTTGCATTTATAACATTAAATGTTTTTAGTGTTTCTCTACCCATAGTTGAATCATCAAAAATATTGGTAAACACTTTACGAATAATATTGGTATTTGCAACCGGACCATAAAAGTGCATTTTTAGAGTAAAGTTTAATGTCCAATATACATAGCGAACGGAATCAAAGTTTCCTTCATATTGAATATCATTGGTTACGTTATTTAAAATGATTGGAACATCTTTGATTGATCCTAATGATGGTACCATATTAGTTGTAATAGTAAAATCTGGATTAAAAAACGGTAAAATTTGTTCAACAATATGAGTTCCATCGTCAATATTGCGAGAATAAACGACTAACTGAAAATTGATATCATATGGAACACCAACATACGAAGAAGCTGCTTTTGTTGATGTGGATAGTTTTGATGCCTTTAGTAGATTGTTTTGCTTTCTTGATGCATCATAAGAAATGCCTGTAATCTCAAATGACATGCGTGGAAGAACTACCTGAACTTGTTTCATAAGTTCGGGATCGGAGAGAATACGAGTAATCATCTTCTCTTTAGGAGCATATACAATAGGAACAATAAATCTATTCTGCTCGGTGCCATTGTCTAGTTTCCGAACAATAGAGATATCATCAAACATTCTACCGAATAGAATAACTGATTTTCTTATCATTTGATGATAGTAGTGACTATTGCCTAGCATTTATTTTCTTTTCTTTCCTTTATCGAAACGAGGCTTTCTATTTTGATAATATCCCTTTAGATTCAAGGAGAACCAAACGGATTGAGTTCGGATAGATCAAGAATTAGTTCTGCTCCCTGATCAAAATCTTCGTTATTAAAGAAATCATTAGTTACAAAGTCATTTTTTTCGTCTGTTAGTGACACAAGATTATATCGAACTTTTGATGTATTACCAATAACAGAAGAACCTGCTACAAACGAACCTTTAATGTTATAGATAAACATTGTTCCATTAGCGGCGTACCATTCTTTTAGTTCAGCTGATGATGTGTTATTAGCATATGTTCCATCGGCACTTTGATATACTATTTCGCCATCAATAAAGTTTCCTACATAACCTAAAACAGCGGATGTAGAAAGATTGATTTTCTGTGTATATGCATTATCTTCTTCAACCTGATCTATTTCTTCAACATGTGTTTCGAATTGCTCCTCACTATATCGGAACAGTTCACAACGCATTTCATAGATATAAGGTTCTCTATTACCAAGAGAATAAAATAATAGTTTCTTTTCAACAAATTTGATTTCAAATATACGATGCATAAGAGGAACGTATATAAGATCACCTTCTTGTGGTCTACGTCTTAGTAAAGATGGAATAAATCTTGAGAATGATCTACGAGACATAACAAAGTTTGATGTATCTCTAATTTCTAGACCAAACTTAGAGAAGAAATCACCATCACCCTCAAAGCCTTCGACATTAGCAATATATGACTCAATTAGATATGCGTGTTTAAACTTAACTTTGGTTGCTTCACCAAATATAAGATCAACCGAATCTAATGCTTCTCTTGGAATATAATAAACATCGTGACCCATGATTTGGATGCTCTCTACAATAACATCCTCCATAAGCATATGCTCGTTGTTTATTCGTCTTTCGGCTGGAAAATTATTGAAGTGACGATTTACTGCCATTAAGTTCTACCCCAATACCAGCTACCATCTGGTCTAGACATCTATAGTCAATTTAATCAGATTAGAGGATTTATCTAAATCACCCATATGTTTAGATATGATGTGATGTTTATGATAAATTGTCATGTTATATCCCCTTATTAGATATAACTATTTAGTAAAGTTATTTTCTTCAGATTTCTTTGTAGGTTATTAACCGACGAGGAATGAAGGTGGACTTTCGTAAGTATTTCTAATTTCTTGCTCCACGTCTTTAATCTCAGTTACTGCCTCATTAAAGATATCAACACCTCTCATGGTGACACCACCAGGTAATTGCATTTTATCAAACTTAGACATATTCTGTCCCCATTGTTTTTTGACATATGATACAGCTAGTTTTTTGAGCATACGATCATTCCATACTCTAGAATATGTATCAGGATCCGTAATAACAAATCCTTCAATAATAATATATTCGCCTTGATCGATATCCGTATCCCAGTCCATATCAATATAAAGTTTGTTTGTAAGACGATTAAAACGAATAGGAGTCTCACCGGTAAATATTAGATCAAGAGTCGCCAGATGCTGCATAGTTAGAGAATAATTGACATATGAGGTAGATGACAAATCCCATAGATCGTTCAATCGTAGCTGGTATCTTAGATCGAACATATTCATACCCAGCTTATTTTGTCCGACTTTGAAAACTCTTGTGGCTCCAATTAGACTATCACTAATTGTCACATATTTGTTGGTGATATCTTGCGCGGTAATTAGATGTTTAACATAGGTGCGCTCGGTACCATTAAAATGAAACTCATTCCAGTATTCGAAGGCAAGCTCGATAGCGTCATCTACCTGCACATCATCGACATTGATTTGAATGACAGGATAACCAAGCTGTCTAAGACAAAAATCCTTGAGTTCTTCCTTATTGGCGGGTTTTGACTGTGACATATATGTTGCCTTCTATTATAATATGATATATACTATTTAGGTGCACCTGGAGTTTGTTATGAAAATAGGTTTAATAGGCGACCGTATTACTGATATTTATATTTATGGAAAAATGACCCGATTTTCCCCCGAATCACCAATCCCCATCTTTGATATCATTTCACAAGAGGAAAGAGATGGCGGCGCATCTAACGTCAATAATAATCTATTAAAACTTGGAGCAAATGTTCATTACTATTTTGATAAGGTAGACTATTCTATTAAGAAAAGATACGTTTGTGATAATCATATTATGTTCCGATGTGACGAAGATAAGTTTTCTAATATAGATCCTTCATGCGCCGAAGTTGTATTTGATGAAGAAATCAAGTATGTCATTCTTTCCGATTATGGAAAGGGGTTTCTAAAGGATCCTTATCGATTAGTTCAACGTCTCAAAAAAGAAGGTAAAATCGTTATTGTTGATCCTAAAAAGGATCTAAAGCATTATAAAGGTGCCAACATCGTCAAGATGAATGAGAAGGAATATTCTTTATATTGTCCAATGGGCGCATACGGTAGAAGATATTATGATATTGAAACATTCGTTGTGACAATGGGTGGAAATGGTGTGAAAATTATCAATGATGAAGGTGAGACAATTATATCAGGACATGATATTCAAGTGTCAGACGTGACAGGTGCTGGAGATATCTTTATTGCTGTCATGACATACTATCTCGCCAAGGGTAAAAATATCTACAATGCCTGTGAACTTGCTAACAAACTGGCTTCATTATCAGTCGGTCACTTCGGCACATATACACTTACCACAAAAGATATTCTCTCAGTAGAAAAGAAAATCGTTTTTACTAATGGTTGTTTTGATATTTTACACAAAGGTCATATTGAGTATCTAAGAGAATCAAAAAAACTAGGTGATAAACTTATCATAGGTCTTAATTCTGATGCTTCTATAAAGAGACTAAAAGGATCGTCCAGACCAACTAACAATGAACAAGATCGAAAGCACGTCCTTGAAGCTCTAGAATTTGTTGATGAAGTTATTATATTTAATGAAGACACACCGTATGAATTAATTAGACGTATTCAACCTGATATCATTACGAAAGGTGGTGATTATAAATCTAAGGAAGAAGTTGTCGGACACGATCTTGCAGACGTTGTGATTATTTCATATCTTGAAGGATATTCTACTACAAAAACTTTGGAGAGATTAAATGCAGATTGTTGAGAAGGCTTGGGGTCGTGAAGTTATCTTTGCCAATTATGAACAAGAAAAGTTGAATTACTGTGGAAAACTACTAGTGTATGATAAAGCAGGAGCTAAAGGTTCTATGCATTTTCATATGAAAAAGCACGAGACATTTTATATTCAGCAAGGTTCTTTTAGAATACATTATATTGTTAAAGAAACGGCAGAGTTAAAGAATGTTATATTAGAAGCCGGCGGCACATGGGTTAATGAACCAGGTCAACCACACCAAATCGAATCGTTAGAAGATAATTCAATTCTTATCGAAGCATCTACCTTTCATCAAGACTATGACACATATAGAGTTATGCCTGGAGATGGTCAGTGAAATTACTTACAGGATATGAAGGATTCATTGGACAAAATCTAGCAAAAAGATTTGATACCTATTGGGGTATCGAACGTCCTAAGGTAGAGAATTATATAAATGATACACCGTGGGATAAGATAACAGAGATATGGCATATCGGCGCTATTAGCGATACAACTTGTACCGATCTTGAAAGTATCTTCTTTTATAACATCAAGATGACTATTGAATTGTTTGAGAAAGCAATTGAGTATAATATACCTGTCAAGTTTGCTTCTTCGGCGTCAGTATATGGAAATACAAAAGAATTAATAAATCCTCTTAATTATTACTCTATGTCAAAAGCAACTATCGATCTTTGGATAAACGATAACACACATAGATTTTCCAAGATTCAAAGTTATCGATTTTTTAATGTATATGGAAAACATGAAGATCATAAGGGTGGACAAGCAAGTCCTGTTCATACATTCACTAAGCAAGCAAAAGAAAATGGTGTTATAAAGCTATTCGAAAACTCGGAAAAATATTTTCGAGACTTTGTTTGTGTCGAAGATGTTATTGATTGTATGATGATAGAAAAAGACTCTGGTATCTATGATGTTGGCACGTCACATCCAATTTCATTTGAAGAAGTAGGTCATTTAATCGCAAATAAGTATAATGCCAAGATTGAATACATACCTTTTCCAAAACATCTAAGGGCCAAGTATCAAGAAAACACTTGCGCCCAAAGACATTTTGATCATACTTTTATAACCGTTAAAGATTATTTGGCATAGTTTCTCAGAGAAACGGCTGTTTTCATTACTGGAATTGCCCAGCCATCATTATACTTTTCTTTTCGAAACACTTGAACGTTCATTTTAGTTAGATCCCACCACTTTTCATAGTAGAGCCAGCGATAGTCGGGCCAAAATTTAGCCAAGACAATAGTATCTTTTGACATAGATGCTGACAATGTAGAAACTGAGGTATCAATAGAAACCACCACGTCACATAATTTGATAGCAGCTGCTGTATCTCCAAAGTCTTTTAATTTATTAGTTAGTAATACATTTGGTCTTTCTAATAACATAGCTCTTTCTTCTTCCCAAATATCATTATTGAGAACTACAAAGTTATAATTTGGATGCAAATCGACAATACCGATAAACTCTCTTAGTTCTAGGTCTCTGGTCGTGTTTCTATTATCTCTTTCGTTTCCTCCACCAAGTCTCTGACTACCTTTCCAGTTTATACCAACTAGAGGTTTAGTTTCATCTTTATTGATGATTTCTTTCCATTTGATGTCATATGACTCTGGATAAGCAACCCATTCATGATATGGTACACAACCATTCTCATCTACTAGCTGATCTCTGAGATATCGAGATAGCATATTGACACCGAGACAATGATCAAACATCTTACCGGCATGAGACTCCATCGTACCTACGCTTTTCAATCCTGGAATAGCTTTATAAAGAGGAACCATGGAAGGTTCTGTAGCTATTGTTATTTTACATTCAGGCCATTTCTCCATAAACTTAGGAAGAAATCTAGATAGTATCATACTATCTCCCATTCCTCTATACGTTGTAACAACTACAGACTTACCATTGAAATCGTGTGTTTTACTATTTGGAATTGGCTTTTTAGATACAAAGTTCTTCGGACGAAAATCTTCACCACCGAAGTGATAGATTAGACCATCATAATTTATACCTGAATAGAACTTTAGAGCGCCAATTCCAGGTTGTTGAATAAGATCAACCTTTTCAATATCAATACCTTCAATAATCTTCTTTCCCTTTTCAATGTATTCTGGTAGCTCTGAATAAAGATATCTTTGTGCTAATTCTATATCATCAAAATTATCAGGAAATTTTTCTTTTGTCTTTTCAAGCAATTCCATTTGCTTTTCGTGCTGTCCCATCGATCCATATAAATCAATGATGATCTTCAAAAGTTCAAGTTTATCATCTTCAACTTCATTAAGAAGATTGCCTACCCAAAGTGCCTCGTCTGGTGTATCGGAAAAGTTTTTGTATAGATCAAAATACATACCCAATACTTTTTTGATATCCTCATGATTTCTGATATACTCAATCATTCCTTCATTAAATTCAAACGGATTTCCTGAGGTGATAGAAATTTGAAATAGAGTTTCTAATGCTTCAATATCTTTCGAAGCAGTTTTCTTGATAAAAGGAAATACATCTTCCTGAAACTTGTAGGGATTGCCTTCAGTTTTTTCAATCTTTTTAACTAAAGCCTTTCCAAACTTTGAAAGTTTGTGCTTTGCGTTTTCAGGATCTAAAACAGCTGGCTGCTTCTTCACTGGTTCAGTCATTATTAATTTTCTCCACAAGTGTATTGATTTCTGGCATATATAGATACTTAATTTTAGACTTCTCTAACGCTTCCAAAGCATCTTCAACTGTTTCGACCAATGGTTCTCCAGCAAGATTGAAGGATGTATTAAACAGAATTGGAACACCTGTAAGTTTATTAAACTCACTAATTAGATTATAGTAATTTTCATTCTGCTCTTTTGTTACAGTCTGAATACGACAAGTTCCATCAACGTGAGTAATACTAGGAACGGACTTACCTTTATCACCTTTGAAGTCCATAGCATACATCATATAAGGTGTTTCTTTTAGTCCATACGTTTCAAACCATTCTTCAAAATGTTCTTGTAACATCGATCCTGCAAATGGTCTAAACCATTCACGACCCTTTACCTTATTGACATTATCCTTACCGTCTGGATCGAGTGGTGTGTAGAGAATTGAACGATTGCCCAATGCTCTCGGACCAGCTTCCGAACGACCCTGAAAATATGATACGATATTCTGATCTTTTAGTAGCTGAGCCACGTGAGCATCGTCTACCTTTGTGATCCTAAACTTTTCTTCATCAATATTCATATTATCATAATTGCAGGAATCTTCTGGACCAAGATACAGTGTATTGATAGGATATTTTGTTGTATCTTCGGATTCTCTATAATAGACAAGTTTGGCGAGACCAATCGTAGTTCCACCGTCATGAGCAACAGGATCACAATAGATGTTTAGATCAGGAAATCTTTGCTGATAGTAATAGTTGGCCATACAATTAAGACCATAACCACCAGAAATACAAATATTCTTTAATCCCGTTTCCTTAGATGCATGTTCAATAAGATCACCAACAAGACGTTCTGTTTCATGCTGCACCTGATATGCTAGGTCTTTAGCGATATCTGTCACCTTTGTTGGATCTCGATGCCAATCCGTAGATCCAGGATTACCATTGGCGAAATATTTACCTTCTTCGGTGTCGCATCGTATGATAGCACCACCTGGATAAGTTGGCCATACTAGTTCGATCTTAGCACGTCCCTTTTCATCATCAATAAGTCTAGGCATATCTGGATCATTTTTACCGTATGGAGCGAGACCCATCGTCTTCCCAGCTTCAATAAAGTGCCAGCCAAGATAGTGTGTAGCAGCTTCATATAGTTTAGTAATGGTAACCAAACCACCTGCGCTTAGATTATCGTTTTTTGTGAAAGGTGTATTATTAACGTCGAAGATTGATGAATAGTTTGCTTCTACTTCACCAGGATAAGAAAACTT